TTGCCACAGATTATATAGTGGTTATTCAAATCAAACAGATAAGAAAGTACTCATATCTACATGGCAAAGTCTATATAAATTACCTAAAGAATACTTTGAGCAATTCGGTGTTGTATTTGGTGATGAGGCACATCTATTTAAATCTAAATCATTAACAGAGATTATGTCTAAACTTACCGATTGTAAATATCGTATTGGTCTTACAGGCACGCTTGATGGTGCTCATACTCATAAGTTAGTATTAGAAGGATTGTTTGGTGCTGTTAATAAAGTTACATCAACAAAGAAACTTATGGACAAACAACAACTAAGTAATTTGGTTGTAAGATGTTTAATTCTCAAACATACTCAAGCTAATGCTAAGATGGTTGCCAGTGGTAAGTATCAAGATGAAATAGACTATCTAGTTACAAGTAAATCAAGACAAACATTTATTCGTAATCTAGCAATTAAACTCAAAGGTAATACTTTAGTATTGTTTCAATTAGTAGAGAAACATGGTAAGAATTTACATGAGATAATACAAGAAAAGGCAGCTGAAGGTCGTAAGATATTTTATATATTTGGTGGTGTTGAAACAGAAGAAAGAGAAAGAGCAAGAGCAATTGTAGAGAATGAAAATGATGCTATCATTGTTGCAAGTTATGGTACATTTTCTACTGGCATTAATATTAAAAACTTACACAATATTATATTTGCAAGTCCATCTAAAAGTAGAATAAGAAATCTACAATCTATTGGTCGTGGTTTACGATTAGGTGATAACAAAATTAATGCTACACTATATGATATATCTGATGACCTAACTTATAAGTCTAAAGAAAACTTTACACTAAAACACTTTCAAGAAAGAATAAACATTTATACCGAGGAAGAGTTCGAGTATGAGATTCATAACATAGAGTTAAAGGACTAATAAATAGTAGTATGGAAATTGATATAAAACTAAAACACGAACCTACACACCTAACAGATTATCGTATGGTTAAATTAGTTGATGGTACCCTATTGGTTGGTTCAATTATAGTAGATGGAAACTTTCTACGAATTGAAAGCCCTTTACAGTTATGTTCGGTTAATCGTATGACTGACTATGGTGTAAAAGAAGATTCAACATTGACGCCATGGATACCTTTTTGTAATGAAACATCTTTTAATATTTCAAGAGAAAAGGTAATGGTTATAACATTATGCTCACAAGAGTTAGCACATTATTATGAAGTTATAAAAAGTAAAGTAAATAAGAAGATTCAAAAAGCACCTCTATCTCCTGAAGAAATGGAACATATCATGCAGGTTGCTGAAGATATGGATAGAGAAGAACACGCTGAAAAGATTGATGAGATTGATGAGATGTTTAATGGTCATAAAGTTACCAGTAAGATGTTACACTAGCTCTATAGCTAAGCATTATTCTAAAAGACTACATAGTCTATTATACACCCATTCCCAAAATTGTCAAGCACAAAATTAAATTAGTTAGCCCCTTGACAATATCAAGAAAATATAGTATAATAGAACACAGAAAGGTTAAATTATGGAAACAACACAGAAGTTAAAAAAACCAAAAGCAAAACCTCATTATGTAGATAATAAGAAGTTTTTAGTAGCGATGGTAGAATACAGAGAAAAATGTAGAGTAGCAGAAGAAAAAGGCAAAACTAAGCCTGATGTTACTAATTATATAGGTGAGTGCTTTTTAAAGATTGCTAATCACTTATCCTTTAGACCAAATTTTATTAACTATACATATCGAGATGACATGATATCAGATGGTATAGAAAACTGTTTACAATACATGAGTAATTTTAATCCAGAGAAGTCAAACAATCCGTTTGCATATTTCACACAGATTATATACTATGCATTTATAAGAAGAATACAAAAAGAGAAGAAACAAATGTTAGTGAAATCTAAACTTATACAAAATGCAGGTATAGAGAATATGATGGATCAACTAGCAGGTGATGATACACAGTATCAAAGTGCTATGTTAGAGTTTCTACAAAGAAACAGTAAAGAAGAAGCGCCAGAAGTAAAAAAAGTTAAAACTAAAAAATAATATATTATGAAAATTGCCCTACTAAACGATACCCATTTTGGTGCCAGAAACGATAGTCTTATATTTGATGATTACTTTCACAAATTTTATGATGATATATTCTTTCCTTATTTAAAGGAACATAATATTAAAACACTTATTCATTTAGGTGACATTGTAGATAGAAGAAAGTTTATCAACTATAGAATTGCTCATAACTTTAGACATAAGTTTTTACAAAGATTATGGTCAGAGAAGATAGACACCCATATCATAATTGGTAATCACGATATATACTTTCGCAATACAAACAAAGTAAATGCTGTACAAGAACTATGTACAACACATGATGGTTTAAACGAACCATGGATATATGAAGAGCCAAAAGTAGCTGACTTTGATGGTATGAAAATACTGATGTTACCATGGATTAATCCAGAGAACGAAACAGAATCATTAGAAATTTGTAAGACGGCAGAGGCAGATATTTGTATGGGGCATTTAGATTTAAATGGTTTCAGAATGATGGACAGTATGGTACAGACACACGGACATGACAAAAGTATTGTACAAAGATTTGAAAAAACATTTAGTGGACACTTTCATCACAAAAATGATGACGGTCAGATATTCTACCTAGGTAGTCAATATGAAATGACTTGGTCAGACTATAACAATCAAAAAGGTTTTCACATACTCGATACAGAAACAAGAGAGATAGAGTTTATACCTAATCCATATACTATCTTTAAAAAACTTATGTATGATGATACTGAAACAAACTATGATAAATTTGATGTAACAGACTACAATCAAAAATTTGTGAAACTTGTAGTTGTGAGTAAAAAAGATAATCAGATGTTTGACAGATTACTTGAAAGAATGTATAATAAAATAAGTGTACATGAACTAAAGATACTAGAAGATTATTCAGACCTATCTGCTACAAATGTAAGTGATGATGTAGTTGAAGGCTCAGAAGATACAATGACACTAGTAAATAATTATGTAGACCAGTTACCAGTTGATTTAGACAAGGAGAAACTTAAAGTTATGATTAGAGAAACATTTATAGAGGCACAGGATACTGATGTTATTACCGAATAAAAAATACGATATAATATATGCTGACCCACCTTGGAACTTTAAATCGTATTCCAAAAAAGGTGATGGTAGAAATGCTACACAACATTATGATTGTATGTCAATAAAAGATATTTGTAATTTACCAATAAAAGATATATCGAAAGATAGTAGTATGTTGTTTATGTGGGTTACCGACCCTTTGTTAGAGAAAGCATTTGAAGTGATAAAGGCTTGGGGGTTTGTATACAAAACAGTTGCATTTACTTGGGCAAAATCTAACAAGACTAACCTAGGAATGTTTACTGGTTTAGGATATTGGACTAGAAGTAATCCAGAAATGTGTTTACTTGCAACAAAAGGTAAACCAAAAAGAATTAGTAAGTCTGTGGCACAATTAGTTATAGATCAAAGACGAGAGCATAGCAGAAAACCTGACAGAATAAGAAACGACATAGTAAAATTATGTGGCGACTTACCTAGAATAGAGTTATTTGCTAGACAAAGATTTGAAGGATGGGATGCTTGGGGTAATGAGATATGATAGTATTTAAAAAAATAAGATATAAAAACTTCTTATCAACAGGCCAACAGTTTATAGAAATAGAGTTAGACAAATCTCCTACAACATTAGTTGTTGGTGAAAATGGTGCAGGTAAATCTACCATGTTAGATGCCTTATGTTTCGGATTGTTTCAACGAGCCTTCAGAACAATTAAGAAAGACCAACTAATTAATACAATCAATGAAAAAGAATGTGTTGTTGAAGTAGAGTTTGTTGTTGGCACAAAACAATATAAAATTATACGAGGTATCAAACCAAACATATTTGAGATATGGTGTAACGGCGATATGTTAAATCAAGATGCTGCACAAAGAGATTATCAAAAACATTTAGAACAAACAATACTGAAACTAAACTTTAGGTCATTTACACAGGTTGTAATATTGGGTAATGCTTCGTTTGTTCCTTTCATGCAACTAAAGGCTCGAGATAGACGCCAAGTTGTAGAAGAAATATTAGACATAGAAATATTTTCTAAAATGAACTTTATGTTTAGAGAGAAACAAAAAATACAAGATGAAACAATCAAACAAGCAGACTTTCAATATCAACTAATAGATGATAGAATAGATACACAAAAGAAACATATAGATGATATTAGCAATACAAATAAAGATACTGCTGATTCAAAGAAGATAGAAATACATCAGGCAGATACCGATATACAAAACTATGTAGAAGATATTAAAAGAGTTAGAGGTGATATTGCAGGCCTACAAAAAGAAATATTAGATCAAACAACAACAAATACTAAACATCAAAAGTTACATACCATGGAAGCAAAGTTAGAAAACACTTGCAACAAACATAAAAAAGATTTGAGATTTTTTGAATCACATGATGATTGTCCTACTTGTCAACAAGCAATAGATAAAGCATTTAAAGAAACAATGATTGATAAGAAGAAAGAAAAGGTTGTTGAGATTGATGTTGCCATGGCTCAAATGGAAAAAGAGATTACTAAAACTACAACCAGACTATCAAAGATTAATGAAGTTATGGTTGCTATCAGAGAAAAAGAATTGTTAATCAATCGTTATGATACATCTATAAGTGAAATAGAAAAACAAAAAGAAAGAATACATAAAGATATTTTAGAACTATCAGATGAGAAGTTCTCAACAGGAGTTGCTACTGGTGAATTAAATCAGTTGCAAGAACAGTTAGTTGACGCTGAGAAAGATAAACTCAAACATAAAGAAGAAAAGAATTACATAGATACTGCTAGACACCTTATGCAGGATACTGGTATCAAAACAAAAATCATTAATCAATATCTACCGATTATGAATCAGTATATTAATAAACACTTAGCAGATATGGACTTCTTTGTAAACTTTACTCTTGATGAGGAGTTTAAAGAAACAATTAAATCACGATACCGTGATGAATTTAATTATCATTCTTTTAGTGAGGGTGAGAAGTTGAGAATAGATTTAGCTATTCTTTTTACTTGGCGTGAGATTGCTAAGTTAAAAAATTCTACAAATACAAATCTACTTGTACTAGATGAAATATTTGATAGTTCACTTGATGCATCCGGCACAGATGAATTTATGAGAATACTATACACAACAATGGCAAAAGAAAATGTTTTTGTCATATCTCACAAAGGTGATACTCTAATTGATAAGTTTCCTAGAGTAATGAAATTTGAGAAATATAAAAACTTTACAAGGATGGCAGAATGACCGATAAACTAACACCACAAAAGATTGAAGAAATAGGTAAACATTATGAGAATATACAAAGTGGTAAGACACCTATTCTTAAAAGTGAAAAAGAAACAATGAGTGCTCATCTTGATGTGAGTAATCTTATGAAAAAGAAAGAAGATAAAAAAGTCTTACCTTTAATACCACCAACAGACCCTAGATTGTTAATGCAGATTGCACCTTTTGAAGATAGTGCCTTAGAACAATTAAAGTTAAAAGACAGAAAAGAATTATGCACAATAATGTATGATACTATGGTTAAATATGGCGGACTAGGATTATCTTGTAATCAAGTTGGCTTACCTTATCGTATGTTTGTCATGGGCGGTCACCCAAGTATAGAAGAAGGCAAAGTAAGATATGTTTTTAACCCATTAGTTAATGATGTGAGTGAAGAAAGTATAGTTTACAAAGAAGGTTGTTTATCTTTCCCATTTCTATTTTTGTCTATTAAAAGACCTAAGTGGGTATCAGTAAGATACACAGATGAAAACAATGAAGAAGTAGAAGAAACATTACACAGTATGTCAGGAAGAATATTTCAACATGAAAACGAACACATGAACGGATATCTATTTACTGATTTAGTAAGTAAGTTTAAACTAGACAGAGCTAAGAAAGCACAAATGAAACTAATTAAAGAAACAGTAAGAAAACAAAATGGGTAAAACTTATATTCATGTTAATCAGAATAAGATTAGAAGTAACCTGAAACATGGTACAACTGATCCTGTTATTACTGTAAAAGAAGGTCGCAAGAATACTTACTGCCATGAGGTTGAAATATTAGGACCAAGTAAAGTTGTATATGGAGATAATGGAGAAAAAATATTATCTTGTGGTGCAAGGGTTGTAATTGAAACAGAATCAGAATATAGGATTGTAAGATGAGTATAGCATTAATTATAGCACTTAAA